TAACGCACCAACGACTCTGATGCTGAATACAATGTATGCAGCATCATTACTGGGAAAGATGTGGGATCACCCATCATCTGTCCTGTCGTTGTCAAGGTCCCGGGGAGGGACTCTAACCGTGACAGCCAGTTATCCGTCAATTTGAGGATAACTTCCGCATGGTTAGCGCACTCCGGATGTCTTTCCGACAAATCCTCTTGCCATTGAGGCAGAAGAGGAGCGTCTGGGAATTCAACCAGGAGGGGACATAGTAGTAATTTACTATCTATGTCCCTGAGGAGCTTCTTTGTCCCAAATAACTTCTGAAAGTATTTGGTATAAGGCCGAACGCAAGCATAACGTTCGGTCAACTCCTCATAAAAGGTCTGGGTGAGCCACTGGGCATGATAGTCCGTGGCAGCCGTGGCATCTTGCGAATACCACGGTCCTGTGTCACCGGACATATCAATGTCCCGGTGCCCACCCAATGCTTGGGAGAACCGGGGGTCGTTGACCATGACATGGTCAGCGACTCTCCGTAGTACCTGTTGGATAAGGTTCGCCGCAGTGAGACTCATTGTGGGGAACCTGACCTTCAGGCCTTTCTCCTCCGCGCTTATCGGGAGAATGGGTAGGTATGTTAGGCGATGCATAACATACTCGACCCCCTCTCGAAGAAATTCGCGGAACATGTCGGCCTTGGCCGGGAGTTCTGTCTGCAAGTCAGACCAGACTCCCTTCATGAGTTGAGACCCCTCTTTCCATTCCTTGGAATAAGGGAAGTTTTGGCTCATGAACTCAAACCGAAAAATATTTTCGTTTGAGGACCTACCCAGTGTTGAATATGAATTCATACTGGCTTCAAGACCGGCAGTTGCAGCATCTTCGGCTGCAAATTGACGAAGTTCCTTCGTCTTCACAGACGCGTAGCCGATGAGCAGCAAATGCTGAACACCGGTTACGTGACCGCCAGTAAACCTCGGATATCCGAGGCCTGCGTGTGAAGATGGTATGGTAAACAGTTCAGGGTCCCGTTTGGGGGCCCACCTGTGAACATACTCTCGAAGGAACGGCCTCCACCTCGGGGGTTCTGGGGCTGGTGCGGACGTCAAACGTTCGAACAAGCCGTCGAGCCCATCCGGAGATGGAGGAGCTGGAGGGAGGGCACGTGCTGAGTATGAACTCAACAGTGCCATCCGCCTCTCTTTGAAGATAAGCAGCCGTCCAGATGGACGTGGGCCACCATAGTACCAGGCTCGATTAGCCTGGAACAATGATTTGGCCCTTGCTGCTGCCTCCAGAGGGTGGCTTACCAGCTGAACGCGGAATCGGTTCAATCCTTGTACTGCCCGAGAATCGGGTTGAGACAAGAATGTACCGTATTTGACCATTTCCACACTGCGTACCAACTGGTATGCCGTGAGGACCGCGTCCCACGAAGCTCTCATGAAGGAGAGAACAAGGAGATTCCGCCGAAATCGACGGAGTCCCTTGTCTCTTCCACCGTGCTGCCTGGAAATTGCCGAAGCAGCACGGAGGATATCCTCTGCCCAAAGGGCATAGAATTCCTGGATTGAGAGACCGGGTGGTCTGGGAGGTGGCCTTACATTAAGGACCGCTTTCCCATAGCCCGACACCACCCCATTTACAAACCGGAAGTTTTTGCAATTTGCTAAAACTTCTACAGGATATGTAAAAAGAGGTGGCAATCTATTCCTTGTGGATAGATTTTCATGCGTTTTATAATACAGCCCACATTGTGGTTGTTCTGTATTGTCAAACGACATGTCAAGCCGAGAACCCAACACTTCATTTTGAGAGGTTTTGGGTATTCTTCCTTCAACGTTACCTAAATTAGGCACGTTAGGTCCGCGAGGACCAGGAAGTTGTCTCGTCCTTTTACGGCGAGACGAGGGCTTCTGTTGAGAAGCCAGGCGGGTATTGCTACCTGCCATGATCCCTTCAGAATTTC